TAGAAGATCCGTATGCAGCTTTTGATATGTTTACTGCTCCGGTGCCTTTAGATATTAGTGATATATTTAAGTTAGTGCCTCCGCCTGTTGCTGATAATGTAGGACCATTAGCCGATGCACCGTTTGCAATTGTTAACTCATTAACTGCACTTCCAGTTGCTGTTAGCTTTATAACTTCATTTCCATTTGTATCATTTATCGCAGTACCTATGACAGGTGAAGTTAAAGTTTTATTTGTTAAAGTCTGTGTAGCAGATAAAAATACTATTGTGTCACTGTCGCTTAAAACTGGTAAGTTAATATTTCTGTTAGCCGCTAGCTCACCAGGAACTAAAGTATATGTATGATTAGCACTGGTGTCATTAATCTTTGGAGTTGTTATAGTAGGAGAAGTTAATGTCTTATTTGTTAGAGTATCAGTAGTATCTTGAAGAACAACGGTTCCTGTTGCATTAGGTAAAGACACTGTTCTATCGGCTGTTGCATTAATAGCAATTAACTTGGTTTCATGCGAGTCAGCGCTTGTTCCTTCAAACTGCACCACACCAGTACTTGCAGAATCTTTAAGCTTAACTAGCGTACTTAACGTTGAGCTATTACCTCCAAGTTGTGTATACACTTCCTGAAAGTTTGCATTTATCTTTGTTCCAGCTGAACGAAGCGTGTCACCAGTTCCGTCATTTGCTGATGAGCCTATATTAATATTTTGTCTTGTCATTTCATATCCTACTTAATAGTGTTATTTATACTAGAAAGCCGAGTCAGTAACTCTTCTAGTAAATATTTCGTTATCCATTGTCTCTAATGTTAATGAGAAATCAGGTGTAGCATTTTCATCACTATCTCTAATACTACTATCATCAAATGTAAATGAGTTCGGTGTAATAATTTGTTTTACTGTATGATAAGTTGTATCAAGGTCAGCTAGTGAAAAGTTCTGATAATCACTAACAAGCTCATTTAAGTTAGACTGTCTTACATTACCACCGCCCGAATCAATTAATGATGTAAGCTGAACAAAAGGTAGTGATATAGGAATACTTGCTTCTGAAATCACACTTGGACCAGGCGAAGAGTCAAATAAAACAATTGGAGCAGTAGGAGCATTTATAGCTTCAGTATCTGAAACAACTTGTCCCGCAAAATAAAAACCTGAGGGATGCACAAACTTTTTATATAATTCGCTCCAAGTATCAACAGAAATTCCTGTCTTAATTAATAATCCAAATGTCTGATATATTTCATTATTTTGAATAAACTTTAAAGACTCAACTCCAATTTGACTTGTATCCTCACCAACATTAAATATAGACTCTTTTCCATATTCTACTTCTGCTCTTTGCTGAAAGAAAAGCCTAAAAAATTCTTCTAAAGAAAACCTACTACCTTTTGTTCTAGCTAATTCTGCTAATCGAGTTAAGGCGTATCTGATATCAGTGAAGTTATCACCAGACCTTAATCCACCTCCTAGTTCATTAACAAGTTTGTTTAATAGAGACTCTGGCATTTCATGTATATCTTTGCTTGCAAAGAATTGACGAGCATCATGACCAAAAGCATGTGTTCCATCGGATGAGTCTAAAAAGTCATAGTATTTTTCTAAAAATGTTACTAATGTTGGAAATTCAGAAGTGTAAAATTCAGGTAAAGCTTCACGTACTTTTCTATTTTGAAAAGTTTTTAACCTTCTTTTACTGTGATAATTAATTGACATTTATATGCTTACCGATGTATTTTGAAAATCAAGTACTGCTCTTGATGTTGACTTTGTTGTATCTATATCCAATACATAGTTTCTTAATGGTCTAATAGTATTTTGATTAGCAGGTGTTATTGAAACAGTTATTTCATCTCCTTCAAATGCTGTAGGCTTGAATCCTGTCAGAGTAACTACACCTGTTAAGTTATTATAACTTCCAATGTTATCTACTTCGATAGTTCCATCAATAGACACAATTTGCAATTTTGTTGTAGATAACTGATTTTTAATAGCACATGTTTGAGAATTGAAAGTAAACTGTGATGACTCAAATGTTGATACTACATCATCAGGTTCGGCAAGAGCAACTGGAAAGTTAATGTCATATGATAGTGATACATTCGTAGTAGGAATAAAACCTTGTCTTATTTTTATTTCCATTTTTGAGTTAAGTATAGCAGAATCAATTGCATCAATTTGTGTTAATAGATTTGATCTTCTAAAAACTTTGTTAAACTTTTTTAAGTTAGTAGTAAAATAATTATTAATTGTATTCTGAACAGTAGTCTGAATTGCCTGTGAAGTTGATCCTGTTAAGTCAGGATCTAAATTAAAGGTAGTACTTATCTCTAAGAAAGTAGTAATAGGATCAACGTACTCAGTTGTTATGGACATTATTGCCATGTTATCAGTTAAGTCCGTCTTAATCTCATCTTTAACAGTTTGCTGTCTTGTTGCGGTAACACCTGATTTAAACTTAAGTCCTACATACGTAATTCCATAAATTGCCGGAATAGAATCAGCACCGCTATATGCGGTAACATCATCTAAGAAAGCACCAAAGTTTGATTGAATTTGCGCTTTGTAGTCTTCAGCTGTTACTAACCTTCTCTGCGAAGTAAATGCTATAGGGGCATTCTGTCTAATAGATTCTATACTCTCTTTATATGCTCCACCTGCAGCCACGGCTTCAGTCGTAGTCGTTAGTGTATAGTCAACTCCACTTATTGTAACATCGGCTGATGCTGTAAATGCTGACGCGTCGTTTGCTACTGTACCTTGAGTTGATAGATAATCTATTACGATTTTATTACCTGCAACCGGAGCTTTACCAGTTGTTATTCCATCACCAAATATAATTTCATAGTAGCCATTTGGAACTTCTTTAATTTGATAAAATTTGGAATCATTTGTAATTCTTATTGCTTTATTAATGTTAGTATAAGTGTCAAATAATGACGAGCTTGCTGTTGGAAATACTCTAACTCGTATAGTATTCGTGTCCATTGTAACATCTGGTATTACATAAATTTGATTATCGGCAACATCGCCTACAAAGAAAGTCTTTGTTTTCTCAGTACCCTCAAACACTGGTATAGCAACTCCGTCAGTTAAGTTAATAAACTGGTATAATCCATTACCGTCATCAGTGGCTATAAAGTTTTCTCTAGTTTGAAATGTATATGTGACACCATTGACACTTGAAGTAAACTGTGTATTTCTTGGTAATGTTATAGATGTAGGCCTTGATGTGGCAGACACTATTACTGATAGATTTAAGTCAGCTTGAGCTGATGAGTAAGACTTAGGAACGTATCCTAAGCCTTCTGCCAAAGATGCAACTGAACTTCTAAGTTGAGCTGAATTTATAAATGATTCATTAAGTGCAAAGTTAGCAGTTAAGCCTGTAAAGTGTGTGTTATAAGCAAGTACATCTAATATATTACTTAAACCAGATGCTTCAAAGTCGTAATCTGCAAATTCAGTTTGTTGTTTTAAAAAATCTTTAAGCCTTCCTTTGATAGTATCAAAGTCGAGCTGAGTTGATCTAATTGTAGTTGCCATTTATCTTAACCTCGTTAAATTCACTTGTGTTGAAAGTGTTTCTGATGTATTCAACATTTTAAAAGTTACTGTAACTTTAATTTCATGAGAGTCATCTCTTAAGTTAGTGGTTATATTCAGTACCTGTGCTCTTGGCTCAAATATCTCAATCGCTTGTATTATTTGTTCTCGTAAGTCATCATCATCTACATCTGTGTTTAAAGCAAAAAGAAATGAGTTTAAGTTTCCACCAAACCTAGGCTCAAATGGTTTTTCACTAAAATTAGTAAGTAATAAATTTTTAACTGCCTGCTTAACTGCGGCAGCATGTTCTTTTTTAAAAATATCACCAGAAGCTTTCTTGGCAAATGTCAAGTCAATATCTTTATAGGTTTCTTTTCTGCTTGATATTAAAGAAGCGCTACCTATATTCCCATCTTCAACTGAAAAAGCTCTTACTGGCATATTATTTCCTTTTTATCTATTTATACAGTTTATGCGCTTGCTGTCGTTCTTAATACTTCTAATAACTCATTAGTAACTTGATTGACATTGTTATAACGAGTTTCCATTTGATTGTTAAAAGTTACGGTCCATGGAGATATTACTTCAGGCATAATTAAAATAATTTGTGCATTTAAAGTATTATCAGGATTATAGTTATCATAATCTAGTATCATCTTGTCAAACTGAATATTATCTTTCCAGTAAACTGCTAAGTCAAATGTTTTTTCTACTGCTATCTTTCCATTCAATCCAATAAGCTCATACACAACTGCAAAGCCTCTTGACATTAAATAGTTTACACCATCACTTACATCTAAGTCTTCACCTTCTTCAGCTCTATATAATCCTTCAACTACTTGTAATCTAAAGTCTTTAAACTCTTTAGTAGAATCAGCCGAGTTAATAGTTCTCATAGCTTCAGCGTGTAAAACATATTGCTTGGCCAATAATACTTTTTGATCATCATCTGTAATATGAGTTAGTGTTACAGGATCATTATCACCTCCAAGAAACTTTGCCATTGATATGCCTGGTGCTAGTTTTGTCTTACTTGTTATTGAGTCTTGAAATACTGGATTGTATTTTGCATCCACTAATAAATCTACTGTTGATACTGTCATTTTATGCCTTATATAATTTAGTTGAGTTTTGACTTCTACCTAGCTTATCAATACCTCTTCTAGCAACCGTATCTTTCCCAACAATTCTGCCTGTTGATAATGGTGACACACGAGTCGCAAATGGAGATATAGTACCGTCAGTTATAAGAGCTGATATAAAAGTACTATTACTTGCATTATTAGGATCTCTTAATTTTGATCTTGCCTCTTTAGTATTTAAGTCTACTTTTGAAACACCGCCGTAGTGCTCTGTACGATCTAATCGATTAAACAATTGATTAAAGTCATCAATGTGAACTCTCTTAATTGCTACACCTGAATTCTCTAATGCATCATTTAGTATTTCAGTAGTAGGCAACACCGTATCTTTATTAGTGGCAGAAACATTACTTAAGTTGTGCGCACCAGCCACACCGCTAGCTCCTATTGCTCCAGCAGTCCCCGCTTTTCCAGCTTCAGTCGCAGTTTTAGCGTTTCCTTCTAATGACCCATGAAAAGTTGTAGCATGCATTGTTGTAGCATGAACAGAGGTAGAGTTAACTCGAGGTATATGCGCAGAAAAACCGTAGTAAACCATATCCTCACCGCCTATAGTTCCACTATCACCTAATACTGCAAGTGATGATGCTGTAATATTAGCACTCTTAGTTGAAAGAGTAACTTCATTTTCAGCAGTCATTGTTAGTGTTCCTCCGGCTGCATAGTTATGATCAACCTGAACATTTTCAGCGAATGATCCTTTTATAATATCATTCTTATCACCGTGTATTAGCGTAGTGGATCCTCCACCAATAGTTTCTGACTTACTTCCTACAATTTGAGTTTCAACAGTTCCGGCAACATCAGTAATGAGACCTCTTCTTATATTCTGTTCCATATCACCTTTAACATTTACGTTGAAGTCTCCACCAACTTCAACATCAAAGTCGCCTGCAACTTTAAGTTTTAAGTTACCATTATATTGTAGTTCACCATCACCGTCAACTACTACCTTTTCATCATTGGCAGTAACTCTTATCGTATTCTTAGTTGAACCATATATCACAGTGCCATCTGCACGCATCTCCACGCCTGACCCAGAATTATGTCTTATCATAACTCTTTCAGAACCAGGTGTGTCATCATATTCTACAATGTGGCCAGATGCAGTTTCTTTTACCTGCGAGTTAGGATATGATGAAATAGATTCAACATTTAAATCAAAGTCAATATCTTTAACTGATCCGCCTAACTCGACATTAACTCTCTTAAAACCTCTTGCTATTTCATTAACTGACGAAACCTCTTCATAACCTACTTTTGGAAATGTTCCTGTAGGATCTGAAAAGCCATTTTCTTTATTTTTAAGTGAGTTTGCTTTAGCTGGTGAAACTATAAAGTTTTTTGATTCCATAGACATATATTATTTTCCTCCAAACAGGCTCGTTAAGCTTTTAGTATCAAGCTTTTTAGAGATAGTATCAACAAATGATTTATTTTTATCTACACCAGGTATTAACTTTTTCACAATGCTGTCTCCTTGTGTTTTAGCAAGTGAGTTTTTAGGATCATTTACTGCCTGAGATATACCCTTACTAATATCCAGCTTTCCAGTTGATAAGTCATTCAACGCAGTTTTAACTGATGCTATATCTGCTTCAGCATTTACTGGGAGCGCTTCACCTGTTAATGGATCAGTATTTTCATACACGCTTGCTATCTTGTTGAAGCTAAATGGTTCAGTTGATTTAGTTTTAGCACCTTGAGCTATATCAGAAGGTTTTGTATAAACAATTTGTTTTCTATCTGGACCATTACCAGCATCTTTTGGATTATCTATAGTATTTGTCTTTCCGTACTTATCACGTAATGATGCTATATCAACTGCAGGTCCTGCTTTACTTGGTTCAATTTCATAATCGGCAAAGACATTAATTCCAGATAAAGACTTATATGCTTGAGACATTAATTTATCTAAAGAAGTAAGCTGGTCAGGATTAACAGGATTTTGCCTATTGGCTATTATAGTAACTTGCATTCCTGTTTTATCAAATGATGATGTTTCAGGATTTCTAAATTCATTAATAGGCCTGCCACGCTGTATTCTACCATCAGTAAGTATTAGATAATGAGCTTGTATTCCAAAAAGTTTTTCTTTTTCTCTAATTTTTTTTATTGCGCTCTGCGCATTACCTTCTCTTTCAATTAAATTTTTTAAATCACTTTCCTTTGATATTTCATGAATGGATGTAGCATTTACTTTTTCAGGCGGACCCCAAACTTTATCTGACCAACCAATAATTATAGCTACAACCTTTTCCTTGAATCTTGAACTTTTTTCTAATTCTGTCTTTAACTCATCAGATGTATCAACAAATTCAAACTTATAAGTACTAGGAGTAAAATACCCTTTCCATGCTGAGCTATTACTAGATATGTTTACAATGTTACTTGGTGAAATATTAGGTATTAACTTACCTTTACTAAGAAGCTTACTAGTATTAGTACTTAAATTAAGCTTTCCTGTGACTGCGTCTGTACCTTCAATTAAATTTGGTATTTCTGGGCCTGCTCCTCCAAATGCATCTAGGGGAGGAGTTACTCCTTCAGGTAATCCTGACATTAAGTTTTTAATGCTTGGTGGAAACTTAGCCTTAACACCTTTTACTTTACCTAATAAGTTAGCGAAGGTATTTGTACCTGATCTAGCAATCCCAGGTACACATCCAAAAGCGCTTGGATCAAGATCTAATCCTGCGTTCTGTGCCTCTTTAATTTTTGACTTTACTTCTGTTTCCACTTCTTTTGTCATTTTACTTTCAACTGTTACGCCAGCATCTTTATCTTCAATTGCTGTAACAGCCTGATCAATTATCTTAGTAGATAATGAGGCAGGTAATACTGCACGCGCTTCTGACTGGATTGTTTCTGACGGTGCAGTTGTATGTGTTTTTAATTCATCTATAATTGAGTTAACGCTGCCTTGTGTAAAGACTACCTTATTTAAATTACCTGTAGATGATAATCCTGTTTTTTTAAATAAAGTTGTCAAGTTTGTTGTCTGCGATGATGACTTATCAGCAGAGCCATCCGCTGCTCCAGACTGCAATTGCGCGACTCTTACTCTCTTAACAAAGTTTGCGGTAGGCTTTGATCCTGCCTGTAGTCCTTTAAAACCTCCAAATACTGCACCCATTGAATTAAATGGAGAAGCATTGCCTGTAATTTCTTGTATGTTTAGTGTTTTAGCTGAAGCTTTCATAGGATTACCAATATCTGCAATCATCTTTTGTTGAAATGCTACCATTTCAGGAGACGCTGCAGCTTCAAACTCTGCTTGTGTTACTTCTGGTTTTTCATATGTAATTATTATTCTTTGATGAAAGCTATTTAATGAAATACTAGTTCCATTAAACGAATACTGTGAGGGGTCATCGAATATAGATGGAATATTACTCGTTGTAAAACTACTTGCGTTCGTTTGACTTTTTGAAACTTGAATATTAATTAGCTTAGCTATAACTTCAGGGCGTCCAATAGTTAATACCACTCCGTTAAATGTGCTAAGTTCATTAGCTCCTCTTGGCTTATCTCCGGCTTTCATATTAATTGTTGAAGTATTAGACATTATGCTGGCTGAGCTCCTATTCCTAATTTTTTATTAACTTCATTTGCAAAATTTATCCTTTGTTGTGTAGACCCAGGTGCAGGAGCTTCAAACTTTTGTTCAAATATTTTTGAAGCTTCTTCTATTGTTTCTGCTTTTCTTAGTTGAGCCAGACCTTTCCAGGGATGATTACTGAGCTCCCATATAATAAATTTTAATTGAGCATATAATGTAGTATAATTTAAGCCAGATCTTGCACTGTATTTCCTAAGCTCTTGTAGTCTATATCCAGCCGCTTTACTAGGATTCCATTGTGCTATTCCGTATGAGCCTTCAAGTGTTCCATCTTTCTTTCTAGCTCCTGAAAAAATAGTAGGATTTATATCACCTTTCATTCCTTTTAAACTAGACTCTTTAATTAAATTACCTAAAATACCTGCTGCCTGATTAGGAGTAAAAGATCCTCCTTCTTCAGATAAAAAGAAGTTATAAGCTTTTTCAATATTAGTCTTTCCTACAAGATTCCCATCATCTACTGAAGGTACACCGGGTCTTACTGCAGGAGGAGGCGCACCAGGAACTTTAGCGGTACCATCATATTCATTTTTCTTTGATGTAGGTTCGTTAACATCGTTTCTTTTTGTCTCAACTTTAGGTATTGATCCCATAACTAAAGGGCATTGAGAATCTTTGCCATCAAGGAATACTCCAAACACCTGTGCTCTATTTTTTATTTGAGAGTTAGCGCCTATTCCTGAAGTTCCGCCTTCGGTTACAGGTATTAATACTGAAGCCCATGGCAAGTCTTCATTAGGAATATCGATAGTATCTGATGTATGAATAC